CAGAGATTTTCCACTCTGCTCTAAACCCGTAATTTCTGCTATACGGCCAACTGGCAAACCACCATAAGGTCTATTAGAAACTGCAACATCCAAAAGAGCGTTACCCGTAGATACCCAATCTTTTACGTTGGTTGGAGCATCGCCCCCACCATCAGTAAGGAAGTATGCAATTCTCCCGTCCTTATTTTGTTTGTTTAATGAATCAGCGAGAATGCTCGCTAAGTCCTCTTGTACTTTGGCCATAATGTAACCTATTATTAATTGTTAAATAAATCATCAAATGCTGATGCTACATCATCTTTCACTTTTGGTGCAGATGCTTCTTCCTTTTCCCAAGGCAAGTCACCAACTTCTTGTGTACCACCTAAATCAGCAGATACCTTTGGTTGTGGTTTTGGTGCTGCTTTTGGAGCTTCCAATTCTTCAACAACTTCATCGGTGCTAGTTGCTGAACCTGGGTTCAACCAATTTTCTAACACACCTTTCAATTCTGAATAAGATAACTCTGAATACAATTCCGTAATGTTCTTTTGATTTTCCAAAAGAGATTGGATTTGGTCAGCGCTCTCTGCTAATTTAGATTGAGAAGGTTTAACACGAATAGTTGTTGTTGGATAAGCTGCATTTGAATCTTCAGCGGATTGAATTTCTACAACGATATCTCTACCATTCATTGGGTCTGTGATATCTCCGTAATCCGGGTCAGCGATATATCCTAAGATATCCTGATAAACCGTCTTACCAAATCCCCAAAACTTAACACCTTCGTTCTCTTTACCTCTTACGATAACAGGTGCGAAAGTTCTCAATTTTGGCTCCATCTTCTTACCTGCTTTCCAATCATCAGTATCGCCTGTACGTTTAAGTTTTTCAGCGAATTCAACAATTGGGTCAGGTCTGCCGAATGATGCAGGACTCAAATAAGTTTTGTTGTTAATGTTGTAGTGAAAGAATAATTCAATAAAAGGAATATCTTTATTGAATTTGTAGGGAACTAATCTGATTTGATGTTTTCCCGGTGTTGGCTTCCAAAGTGAATCTGATTTTTTGGAAGTGTTTTGTAACGAGTTGAATCTCGATAGGGCAAGTTTAATGTCCATTTTTTTACGTTTTAAAGTTAATAATTAAGTTTAATGTTTAAGGTTTTATCGCGATATCCTATATATCTAAATATAACCTTTTTGCATTTTTGTACAACAAATATATGATTTTTTTTACTATTTTCCAAATTTATTTTGCCCATTTTCCTCTACTCACCAATTGAGCAATAATCCCATATACTGACAAATCTTCGTATGTATCTTGTACCGATTCTCCAACCTCATCTGGCTGTCCTAACACTACTAATTGCTTTAATCTTTGAACCTTATCATTGATTCTAAACCAAAGACCTGTAAGTGATAACTTAACATCATCTTTCGTTTGTAATGCAGTTCCTACGGAAATATTGCCAGGTCCATAGTTTCGTTGTTTTTTACAAAATGTTTCATACATTTCGGCTTGAATTTTCTTAAATTCAGCCATCATTTCTGGATATACTCTTTCGCAATGTTCTCTTGCTGTTTCTTCGTGCATTTCTGTCATAACTTATTATTTATTTAAATTTAAATTATCTGCTTCTACTCTTTGTAGGATTATAATAGAGCCTACGTTTTCTCTTACGTTTGAAAATGAATGAATACGATATTCAGGATTACGTCTTACAAAATCCAATACTGCATTTTGCAATTCTTTTTGAGTCCAAAAATCATCAATCATAATAAATTTAGTTTGTAATGTTTTTGTAAGCATTAATTCTTCTAACAACATATCATAGGTGTGTGTACTATCTAACCAAGCCAAATCTACTTTGATTCCCGTGTTATTTAATTGAGTAAGTAATTGAATACTACTTATGTTCTGATAAAATACTTTATTATCATCATAATATTCATTAATGAAATTTACACATCTCATCGATTGATTATCGGAATGTGCATCGCATGTAAATAGTTTGAAATCCTTTAAGGTTTCATATAAAACATAACTAAAAGAACCATAATTGGTTCCCGTTTCAACAATGGTAAATGGATTTTCTTTTAAAAGAAATTCTCTCATAAACGTAGTTCCACGCTTAGAATTATTGAGGTCATATTCTGAAATACCATCAATACTTCCGGCGTTACCACCCCAACCCATTCTATTGTTTAGGCTTTCATTTATAAGGAATTCGTAAACTGGTCCTTGGTAAATATCCTTCATAATTTATTAAATCGTTTATTTCAACAAATATAATAAATTAATTCTGAATTTCCAAATTAAAACGTATTAATATTTAATTCGGATGCATTTAAGTTTTTATGCACTTTTGTTGGAATTTTTTTGTAGCCGTAGTTTGATGTAGTAATGATACAATTTTTAAACTCATTCCAATCTAATTGATAAGTTGTATCTAACTGGCCACCTGTTTTTGCTTTAATAACTTCGTTTAAAGCATTAATTGTATATATTGTATTAGATTGTTTCTTTCTATGTACTAATATAGTTTTCCATTGAGAATTTACAGGCGCAGAACCTTTCTCAACATTATAAGTTATAAACAAATCGTTCTCTATTAACTTACTTTCTAACACAAATATGTTTGGATTTATAAGCGTGTAATTTCTTAATACAAATTCTAACGATGTATCTAATTCATTTCTATATGTAAACAAACATAAAAGTTGTGTATTCATTTTTTATATTATAATTAAGCCTTCAATAAATTTTTAGGAGGCGATGATTCAATATGTGATGGGTTTTGGTTTGTAGGAGTTCCCGTAACACAACCCGTCTTATCATCGACAACAGTACTAAAACCTGGGTTATGGTGTGGATTCATATAACATGGTTTACTTACCCCATCTGCTATATCATCCTCTACTCTCACAGAAATACCATCTTTATTTTGATAAATTTCCTGATTAAAATTTGAGAATCTCGTATACTTAACATCTTTGTTGTTAATAAATGCTGTCATTTGTTGCATTATGTGATGTAATTTCACAGCCTCTTCAAAGTTCTTACGATTAGCTCCTTTACATCTTGCAACATCTTTTAATGCTTTATCTAAAATGGCATTTCCTTTTTTAGTACCAACAACATCCAATTGTCTGGCTTCTTCTTTTGTCATGATGCCAGACTTTATAGCCCAATCTGTTAAATCTTTTAATTTGTTTCTAGCTTCTGCTATTGAACTATTTGGTATATTTAATTGCTCACTTTTATTTTTTGGATATACTAATCCATAAATAGATTGTACACCCAATAATTTCTTTTGAGTATCTTTATTTTTATATTCCGTTTGCGATATTTTAGAATAGTTAGCAGAACCACCGCCACCTTTGTACTTAACACTCAATCCACCAACATATGTAACACCAACTGAATAGAATTGTAAGTTTTCAGCAATAGCTTGCTCTAATGATTGTCCTTTTTTTGGTTTAATACTGAAATCATCGGGCATTACTATGATATCGGCTGTTTGGAAGTTTTCTGATGCTGGGAAGTAAACCTGCTTACCTTCTGCTAAGAATTGTAATCCAGCCTTCATTTCAGCATAATCCGCTACTGAATCAACAAAATCTGGAGAATTAGACATAGCTATTAATAGGTTATCCAATTCTTTTTTATATTCTTCTCTATTTCTAGTATTTGCTTCCAAATCAAATTTGGAATTCATTTGTTTAAGTTTATTTAAAGAATCGAATACTGCTTTATTTTCTGGTTTACTTAGTAAATCAGTTTTTCCAAATGTTTCACCATATTTATTCAACTCCGATTCAAACCTTTTAATAGTACCATCTATGATATTATTGGCTGTTTTCTTTCTACTTTGTGGAGTTGTAACATCTCCAAAGTTTGTAACAGATACTTTACCATTTGAACTTTTTGCAACCGCTAATAAATCATCCAATCTTTGGTTATAAGCTTCAGTTTGTCTAACTATTAAATTAGCTTGAACAGCTGCTTCTTTTGCACCTAATGATGGCGTAAGTGATGCTATCAAATTCTTTTCATTTGGAATTTGTTTTTTAGTCATTGGCTTACCATCGATGGTTATACCATTTTTTATCTCTTTTATTTCTGCAATTCTTTCAGGTTGTTTTGGATTTACCGCAGATGCCATTTTTGTTGGTGTTAATACCTTCTTACCAATAGCTCCTTCGGATGATTTACCAACATTGAGTTTATTTGATAATGCAAACTTTCTAACTGCATCAGTCATAGCAACGTTGTCCGTAGCTATTTCTATACTATCATATCCCTGTTGTGGGTGTCTGCCAACAAACTTTTTAGCAAAGTATAACTTAACAGTACCATTTTCTGGATTAGTAACAATTTTACCAACTGAATTAAACATTTTAGCTTCTTCCGCTGAAATAGGTGTACCATCGAATATTTTACCAACAATTTGTTGTATAACTTTTGATTTTATTTTAACGGGCTTACCACCTGGTTCTGTTAGTAAATTTATGTTACCAGCGCCATCGGTTAAATTTTGGATAACTTTAATAGCACCATCTTTTTTCTTTTGAATAAAGGCTGCTTTTTTATCATCCCCTTTTTGCTTAGATGTAGAAAAAATTGCATCTTTAAAGTTAGTACTACCTTTTGTTTTTGTAGTTGGGGTTGGTTTTGATTGTTTTGGTTGTGGTTTTTGCTGAGCTCTTTTTTCTGCATCTGAAACTTTAGCTACATTGGGCTTAACTGATTTTGGTGTATCCTTTGAAATTTTTGATTTTTTATTCATCAACTTCATAGCCGCTAAATATCCTGGGTGTTTATCATCGTATTTTATAGCTGATGAGTATTTCACAGTACGCTTTTGTCCCTTCTTATCAACATATGTTACATCCGGGTCTTTTTGTGCCGTTTTAGTTTTTTCTCTTAAAGTATTGATTGCTTGGGAATTGTATATACGCTTTTCTTCTAAGATGGTAACTAATTCATCTAAGTGTTCTTCGTTTGTTAAATCAACAATTCCAGTCGGAACTCTGTAACTTAATTCCAATAATATTTCTTCGAAATTTGGAGTCATTTATATTTTGTATTTATTATATAAGTATCGGATATAAATATAAAGTTTTATGGGATTACAACCAAATTATCATAATTACTTCCTTCATATGCTCGGA